CACTAAGTATATGGCTAAAGGTGGTGCAATGAAAGGTACCAAGTATATGGCTAAAGGTGGTGCAATGAAAGGTACCAAGTATATGGCTAAAGGCGGTAAATCTTAATTTACATTCTTTATGTCATATTTAATTTCTAATATACCGCAGTTTAAATGCTGGGTAAGAAAAGAATTTACAGCAAATCATAGTAAATATCATGGTGAATATTTACATGCTCTTGTTATAGCCGTAAATACTTTGCCAGATCGTTCTTTGTCTTTTCAAGTAGTTTTTACAGGATGTGAAATAGATAATATGGAAGATGCGCCAAATATACATGGCGGTGCAATGTGGGCTAGGATGCCAATTCAAGCTTTAGTAGCAGACATACCTTTAGAAGAATGGCCAACTGCAATGGAAGATCACTTGGCGCAACCTTGGGATTGTCTTAGTCACGAACACTCAGTAATTGTTATGGATAGAGTCAGTTCATCTCCATGGTTATGCAAAATAGGTGGAGATTTTTATACAGGTAAATATTTATTTACAGTAGATTATACTGATAATTCAATAGCAGACGATCCTGCTCAACATAAACAATCACATGTGCTATATTTAACAGATGCTGGTGAATATACTGGTAATTTTGTAGCTTTACCAAATAATAGAGTTAGGGCTACAAATCCTGCTTTATGGCGTGTAGGTGAAGGCGCACCAGATTTTATGCCTTCGCAATGGACACATTCAGCAGAACAACATGATAGTTATATAGATCCAAATATAACGTTTAACAATTTATATGCTCCAGAGGACGATTAATATGACAGAACTTACAAAAACTCAAACAAGAAAGATGATTAAAGAGTTAAAAAACGCATCTCAATTACATGCTAATCAAGCAAAAAGATTAGAAAAAACTTTAAAAAAAACTAAATAAAAATTATGGCGCTATCAAATAGTACAAATTTTGAGCCAAATGTAACTGAATTTATAGAAGAAGCTTTTGAACGTTGCGGTCTTGAATTGCGAACAGGCTATGATTTAAAAACAGCAAAGCGTTCTATTAATATTATGTTAGCTGAATGGGCTAATAGAGGTTTAAATCAATGGACTATAGAACAAACCACTCAAAGTTTAATAGAAGGAACTTCAAGTTATACTTTAAATAGCAATGTAATTGATATATTGGACATGTCTGTAAGACGTACTATAAATGGAACGACTACCGATATTAATATTAGCAGAGTAAGTCGTTCTGAATACGCTAATATTCCTGTTAAGGAAACAAAAGGTCGTCCTAGTCAATTCTTTTTTGATAAATTAACTGAACCTGTTATAAAAATATGGCCTGCTCCAGAAAATTCTACAGATTTATTACTTTTTAATAAAATAGTAAGAATGGATGATGCGGATACTGCTATCAATACAATGGATATGCCATTTAGATTTTATCCTTGTTTTGCTGCTGGTCTAGCCTATTATTTGTCGGTAAAAAGAGCGCCAGAAAAAACTCAGTTACTTAAAGGCATATACGAAGAAGAATTTCAAAGGGCTGCTGACCAGGACGAGGACAGAGCATCTTTCCGTATAAAACCATCAATGAGAAGTAGCTATTAATGAGTTATTCGGTAGGAAAATTTGCACTTGGTCTTTGTGATCGTTGTGGATTTGAGTATAAATTAAATGACCTGAAAGAAGAATGGAATAAATTAAAGACATGTCCTCAATGTTTTGAGCCAAAAGCTCCTCAATTAAACCCTTCACCTGTAGTTTCTGACAAAGAAGCTCTTAATAAACCAAGACCAAATAATGACATTGAAGCTGGCGATGGCTTTGTTGTTATAAGTGATGCAAACAAATTTACCAATACAAGCAATAATTTTTTAAGTATGAATCCAAATATACTTGGTTCGAATTATACAACACCAACAATGACAGCTTCTCTTGGAAGCGTTACAATTACGACATGACCTATAGCGAGTTATACACATTAATTCAAAATTTTACCGATAATAACGAATCTACGTTTAATACTACAATTCCAGATTTTGTTAAAAATGCTGAAGATCGTATATTTAACCTAGTACAGTCAGATTTTTTTAGAAAAAATCAAATAGGTAATCTAACTACAGGTAATCGTTTTTTAACGTGTCCAACAGATTTTATTTTGAGTTTTTCTTTAGCCGTAATTGATAGTTCTAATGATTATCATTTTTTGGAAAAGAAACATCCTAGTTTTATGCAGGAATTTACTCCTGATATAACTGATACCAGTCTGAGAGGACTGCCTTTATACTACGCAGACTTTGATAAAGATTACAGCGCTACAGGTAGCGTTGGAACATCTATTGTTGTCGCGCCAATACCAGACGCTGATTATTCAGTTGAACTGCACTATCTCTATAGACCTACCAGTTTAGTTAGCACAACTACTGGTACTTGGCTTTCGCAAAATGCTAGAGATGCTTTGTTATATGGCTCATTAGTTGAGGCATACACTTTTATGAAGGGTGAACCCGATTTACTCAACACTTACGAAACTAGATTCCAACAAGATATAGCTAGATTAAAAAATAGAGCTGAAGCCAGAGGAAGACGCGACGAATATCGCTATGACTCGTTTCGTTCTACTGTAAGTTAAGTAAAAGGAGAAAAGTATGGAGCCTATCAGTAATCTTGAAGGCAAGACAATAGCAATAGTAGGCATGGGTAAAAGTTGGTTTGACTATAATCTTGCAAAATCACATAGCGATACATTTGACGAAGTTTGGGCAATTAATGCTGTTTCTAGCGTTATATTCCATGATCGTGTTTTTATGCTAGACCCAGCATCTAGATTTTTAGAAACAGATGATGCAGGCGGTCAAACTAATAGTATGGCAAATGTTTTAAAAAAACACGAAGGCCCTATCTATACTTGCGAATTAGATGAAAGATGTCCAGGTTTGGTTGAATATCCTATTGCAGAAATTATAAAAGAAACCAATTGTCATTATTTAAACAATACTGCAGCCTATGCAATAGCCTTTGCACTTTGGAATAAAGTAGGATCTATACAATTATTTGGCCTAGATTTTAATTACAAAGGAAATCTTTATTTTGCAGAAGCTGGTCGAGCATGTTGTGAATTTTGGTTAGCTAAATGTATGGAAGCTGGCATACAAATAGAAATAGCACATACTTCTTCATTACTTGATACAGCAGTTCCTGCCGAAGAAAAACTTTACGGTTATCATCGTTTAAGCGACCCCTTATTAGTTGGGTTAAGTAAAGATAATGTATTAACGCCAATTAAAAAAAGTCAATTGATTCAAACCGAGGAAAAGATAGAGCCAAAACTTTTTGGTAGAAATGATAAAAGTGCAATGACAAAAACAGAACCTGTAGAGCCTAAAAAATGGTAAATAAAATTACTCCAGATGGTTTGCCAGAATTAGGAATGGTAGAAGTAGCAACGACAAAATTTGGCGGACACCCTCCAGAATTTTGGGCAGAACAATTAACAGATAAAATATGTGGTTATTCTGATAATAGTGAACCACATATAAAAGAGCAAGCTAGAGCTTATAAAGATTTAATTTATGGTGTATGTTTGATTTACTTGAATAATGCTATAAAATCTTATAAAGCAAGTTTAATTCAAGAGTTATTAAAAGCTGGCGAGGAAGACTTAGCTAAAATTATAAAAAGGACATAGATATGGCAATTACATCTACATTAACTACAAGTTTTAAAAAAGAATTATTAGAAGCAACGCATAACTTTGCTACTAATGGAAATGCTTTTAAACTTGCTCTATATACAAGTTCGGCTACATTAGGTGCTGCGACAACAGCGTTTACTACAACTGGACAAGCAAGTGGCACTAATTACACTTCAGGCGGAGCTGCTTTAACTAAAGTTGCACCTACAAGCGCTGGAACTACAGGGTTTACAGATTTTGCAGATTTAACTTTTGGTACAGCAACTATTACCGCTAGAGGTTGTATGATTTATAACGACACTAATAGTGATAAATCAGTAGCTTCAATTGACTTCGGTGGTGATAAAACATCAACTGCGGGAGATTTTACAATTGTTTTTCCTGCGGCAGCAGCCAGCACAGCGATTATTAGAATCGCTTAACGAGGCCTTAAATGGCTAACATTAATGGTTGGGGTAGAGGTACTTGGGGCCAACTTACTTTTGGTGAGCCTTTACCTGCTGTAACACTTACAGCATTAACAGCAACATCAGCATTAGGCACAGTTGCAGTAGACGCTGAAGCAAATGTAACCCCAGCATCTTTATTAGGAACAGTAGGCGCTCCAGTTGCGGGTGTAAACGCACAAGCCATAGCTACTATACAAGGGGCAGTTGGTACAGTAGGCAGTCTTTCAGTAGCTGTAGATGGTGAAGCTATTGTAACTCTGACTGGATCAGGCACCGTAGGAACAAGTGCTATTGGCACTGCAACAACAGTATCTAATAATAATTTATCAATTACTTTAAACGCTGCCACAGGATCTGTTGGAGCCGTTACTACAGATGCAGAAGCAAATGTTTTTGTTACAGGATTAGATGCAACTGGAAGTGTAGGAACCGTACTGGTATGGAGTTTATTAGATGAAGACCAAAATTCTAATTTTGAGAATATTACAGAGACACAATCTCCAAGTTGGAAAGATGTTGCTGCTTAAAAAATGTGTATAATAAAAATTATAAAAATAGATAAATCTATTGGAGACAATAAATGGCTAGTACATACGTAAATGACCTAAGACTTAATGAAATGGCGACAGGTGACGCGTCAGGAACTTGGGGTACAACAACAAATACAAATTTAGAATTAATTGGTGAAGCGTTAGGTTATGGTACTGAAGGTATTACAACAAATGCTAATACCCACACTACTACAGTAGCAGATGGTGCTACCGATCCAGGTAGAGCCATGTATATTGAATATACAGGCACGTTAGACTCGGCCTGTACTATTACAATAGCTCCGAACACACTTAACAGAGTACATTTTATTGAAAATGGTACAAGTGGTTCGCAAAACATAATTATTAAACAAGGCTCTGGAGCAACAATAACTATTCCTCCGGGAGATACTAAAGCAGTTTATCTAGACGGAGCAGGAAGTGGAGCAGCAGTAGTTGACGCTTTTGCTAGTCTTAACGTAGTAGATTTAAAAGTACAAG